ACAAAGAAGGCAAGCGCAAAGACAAAGATGGCAAAGCCGGTGATATCAAAGCTATGGGTCTCGACTTGAAACGAGCAGATACTCCTAAGTATGTGCAAGAGTTCTTGTTAGAAATATTGTCTATGGTCATTCAGCAAGGTAAGTCAAGAGATGAGGTTCTTGAGAAGATCAAAGAGTTTAAAAGAACACTGTCAGCACAGGATAGTTGGACAAAGGGTTCTCCTAAGAGCGTTAACAAGCTAACTTACTATGGCGATAAAGAAGCTAATAGCAAGAAAGGTCGTGAGAATATGCCTGGGCACGTTCGTGCGGCATTGAACTACAATTACTTGCGTAGAGTAAACAGTGACCAATACAGTCAAAAGATTGTTGATGGTATGAAAGTTATTGTTTGTAAACTCAAAGATAATCCACTAGGCTTTACTAGTATTGCTTATCCAACAGATGAACTACGATTGCCACAATGGTTCTGTGAATTGCCGTTTGACGACTCAGCTATGGAAAACACACTAGTTGATGAAAAAATAGAAAACTTACTCGGTGTGTTGAATTGGGATATCCGTAGTAACTTAGATGTGAAATCTACATTTGACTCATTGTTTACATTTGGTTAAACAGGTGTTGACTTTCGCAATAAAACCCAATACAATACACAATACAACTGCCTAAATAAGGTATATAAAGGAAAAACATGAAAGACTATCTACAAGACTTAATTCAACACACTAGCTTGGGTGACATTGATTTGGTAAAAGTATCTGGAACAGATAAAGAAACACAGATTAATGCAGTAGCAGAAAACAAATCTGTTGTTGTCACTGGTACATTTAAAACTCCCATCGCAGACTTCATTGGTACATTTGGTATGCCTAACTTGGCAAAGCTAAAAACAATCGTAGGATTCGATGAATATGACAGTGATGCAAAGATTAGTGTAATTAGAACTACTCGTGACAACGAAGAAGTTCCTACTACTATTCACTTTGAGACAAAGAACGGAGACTTTGTTAACGACTATCGCTTAATGGCTAAAGTCATCGTTGAGGAAAAAGTTCGTACACTGATGTTCAAAGGTGCTAACTGGAATGTTGAGTTTCAACCTAGCATCGCCGGCATTCAGCGTTTGAAGAAGCAAGCAAGTGCTAGTAGCGAAGAACAACATTTCATTATCACTACAAGCGGTAGCGATTTGAAAATCAATTTTGGTGACCCTTCAACTCACTCAGGTAACTTTGTGTTTCAATCAGGTATTACCGGTAAATTAACACAACCTTGGAAGTGGCCAGTGAAAGTATTCACTGCAATCATGGACTTGCCCGGCGACAAGACTATTAGAATCGCAGATCAAGGCGCAGTTGAAATCACGGTTGATAGTGGTATTGCAACTTACAAATATCTATTGCCTGCACAATCAAAATGATTGACTTTGTAATTGGTGGTGAGTACCTAAATGTTATTAGTAACAAAGGTGCTCAGCCTTATATCAATATGTCTAGTAATCAGCCTATGGTAGGTGCAATGAGTTATGATCCTAGTACTCAACAGATGAAGGTCTATGATGGTAGTCATTGGATGACTATAGGTGGTGGTCAGGCTACCGTTAATCTATCATCAAATGCTATTAGCATTCTCAAGTGGGCAGAGAAAAAGATGTTCGAAGAACAAGAATTACAAGCCTTGTGCGAAAAGCATCCTACTATCAACGATATCGTTCATGAGATGCGAACTAATATGGATAACTATATCAGCAAGATTGAAATGGTTAAAGCACTAATACAAAAAGAAGAAAAAGTTTAATGGAACAAGTAAATTTATCAGCAAGCCACAACCCTGAATGGGCATTGTTTTTGCCTGCTGTCAGTAGTTTCTACATCTCTGGCTTGGGTAAGCAACGCAAAGGTGAACAATACTTTGATGCCACACGAATTCCTGCACAGTTCAATGGTGATGTAGAGAAACTAAACTTTCTCAACAGTAAAGAAGGCTTGTATTACTACAAGTGGGGATTGTACTCTGCTGGTCATGCTAACTTAGACACAACTGTGAATGATCCTAGTGAAAGTATCATTAGAGAGCGTGAAGCAGGTACATTTATGTTAGGTGATAGTGGTGGTTTTCAGATTCTAAAAGGTCAATGGCCTGCAGACTGGAAAGATCCTAACTGCCCACGGGCTATGGTAAAGCGTCAAACAGTATTGAAATGGATGGACACGTACATGGACTATGGTATGTGTTTAGATATCCCATCACAGTCATTGACAACTTATCATATGAAAGATAAGAACGGTAATAGTCTTCACGGTATCAAAACAATTGAAGAAGCGATTAGTGCCACTCATATCAACAATGAGTACTTTATTAAGAATCGTTCGGGTAAGTGCAAGTTTTTAAATGTTCTTCAGGGACGCAATCATACACAGTCTGACGATTGGTATAATGAAATGAAGAAGTATTGTGATCCGAACATCTACCCGGACAATCATTTCAATGGTTGGGCGTTCGGTGGTCAGAACAAGATTGACGTTGAACTGATGTTGAATAGAATGGTTGGAATCATACATGACGGTTTACTACAAGAAGGTAAGCATGATTTAATACACTGTCTGGGTGTATCAATTCTAGAATATGCGGTGTTGTTCACTGATATTCAACGAGCTATTCGTAAGTATCATAATCCAAATCTACTGATTACATTTGACTGTGCAAGTCCGTTCTTTAGTGCGGCTAAAGGTCTAGCATATTTCAATAATAGCTTTGAACACGGTAAGAAATGGTCTTACAGTATGGAAAAGACTGCTGAGAAAAAGAGTTATGCAACCGATACACGAAAGTTTAGTGATGCTTGTTTAGCAGACAATATTCACACACAATTTACAGATAGTCCAGTAACTGACAAACTTATAATGAAAGATTTGTGCTATCGTGGTCAAGGGTTTATAGGTCAACATGGTAAAGAAACAAAGACTAGTTGGGATACTCTAAGCTATACCTTGCTACAAAGTCATAATGTATATCAACATATTGCCGCAGTACAAGAAGCCAATCGTAGATACGAAACAGGTATCATGCCTAAGATGGTTATGAATAAGTTTGATGACAATCACTTTGGTGCTATTATTGATGAGATTTTCAGTCTCAAAGATAGACAAAAGAGTATTGATTTGATTAAACAACATTCAAATCTTTGGACACAGATGCAATCGGGAAGTCAAGGCATTAGTGGTAAGAAAACAGTTAATGCTATGACAATGTTTGATAACTTATTTGAAGAAGTAAATACAGACGAGTCTGCAACTATCTTAGAAGATGAGGATAGTGATGACGCAATCATAGAAGCTTTAGGAGAATAAAATGCCCTACACTACACGAATTAGAACACTAGAAGAATCATATCGTTTATTAGATGACCAGATATTTCGATTAGAAAAAACCGGTTCTGCTGATACAGATCAAATAAAAAAACTGCAAGATGCTAAATCTAAGTACCTTAATGAACTTAGAGTCATGCGTAGAGCGCAATGGGATCATGACCATGAGCGTGTAGACCTAGATGATGACCGATGAAATACAAGAAAATTATTACGTGTGGTTGTAGCTTCAGTGATCCTACAACTCCTTACACCTGGCCTAATCAACTAGAAGCCTACATTACAAAAAACATAGATTCTACTGTTAGATTTGACCATCGAGGTTTAGCAAGTCAAGGTCAAGAGTTAATACAAAGAAAAGCTAGTCACGCTATTTTTGAAGCATTGCAAACAGGGTACAAACCTGATGAAATTGCCGTGTTTGTAATGTGGTCTTCGGTTGATAGAAAATCATTCTATGTTGATAATCCAGATTCAATAGATGAAATTGTTACTAACTGGAAAGGTTCTAAACAAGGATGGAACCTACAGTTTGCTGATTTAAAAAATCAGTCTACTAGTTTAGAGTTAGTTAACACCGCAGCAGAAGCACATAATGAAGTGCGTTACAATAAGGAGGGTGGATGGTTTATTACATCGGGTCAGGTGCCTGACGAGATACAATTAGTACGTGATTATTTTATGTTAGGTAGAGATACTATCTCAGTTGGAATATGTCATGACAGTTTGCAGAACATATTAGCATTGCAATATCTATGCCAAGCTAAGGGCATCAAACTCTATCAACAATTTTATATGGATAACATCATAGAGGACCTTGCAAGGCATAAGGATCATCAAATTGTAAAATATCTGTATGATGATTTGGACAAATCTACCTTTATATCAGACCGTTCTATTCACAATTACATGGATAGCCGTGAAGAAATGTTTGTAGGTGTAGATAACTCTCATCCAAATGGTTTAGGTCATAGGATATGGTTAAATGAAGTAGTGCTTCCTCGACTAGAACAGGATAACTTCTTTGACTAAGTTAACCAATAGTCTAGATTTTCTTATTAATTTACTGTATACTAATAAACATGTTAACACAACACGAACAAGCAATGTCTGAAAAGCGCACACGAATTAAACAAAAAGCAAACCGCACTATCTTTGTGCGATTTCAGAAAGAGGGTATTCATAAGTACCCAGCGGCAGCAACAGATCCATCACTCGCAACGGGTGATGAATATGATGTTAGCTTTCTAGCAACTCCGCATCGTCACATCTTTCACTTTGAAGTGACGATTGAAGTATTTCACAACGACCGTGATATCGAGTTTATTCAATTCAAGCGATGGTTAGAGAACCAATATTCTCAAGGCATTCTTGCATTGGATTACAAGAGTTGTGAAATGATTAGTGATGACCTCTATGAAGTCATTGCAACTCGATATCCAAATCGTAATATTGTTATCTCAGTATCAGAAGATAACGAGAACGGTGCTACGATTTATTACATGAAAACTGAACCTTATCAATCACTCGCTATTTAAAGGAATTATCAAAATGGCAAAACCACAAATCAAACACAACCCTCGTGTCACTCAACTCTTTGATGATCTGGAAAACTATCTAGACTTCTGCCAACGATTTGGGTACAAGTTTGATGAAGCAGACTTGTACAGTAATAAAAGTTACATCTACCGTCAGTTCGCTAAATACCTTGCAGGGAAGCCTGTTAGGGATAATTGGGAATTAGATGCAAAACCAGTATAAAGTTGTTATTGTAACCGGCGGCTTCGATCCGATACACAGTGGTCACATTGCGTATCTAGAAGCTGCTAAAAGACTCGGCGATCAATTAGTCGTCGGTCTTAACAGCGATGAATGGTTGGCTCGTAAAAAGGGCCAACCTTTTATGCCGTTTGAAGAACGGATAGCTGTCATGACTAGGATGAATATGGTTGATTGGGTAATCAACTTTGATGATAGTGATGGCAGTGCAAAATGGGCTATCTACGCAGTGCGTGAAAAGTTTCCAGATGCAACCATTATCTTTGCTAACGGCGGAGATAGAACGTCAGTAAACATTCCTGAAATGGATGTAGAAGATGATAATGTAGAGTTTGTATTTGGTGTAGGTGGAGAAGATAAAAAGAATTCAAGTAGTTGGATTCTTGAAGAATGGAAGAACCCGAAAACAAAAAGACCATGGGGATGGTATCGTGTTCTAGATGATAAACCAGGATACAAGGTAAAAGAACTTGTGATTGAACCCGGTAAAAAACTAAGTATGCAACGACACATGCAACGTTCAGAGCATTGGTATATACTTAAGGGTAAATGTGATATTGCAACCGACGTAAAAGGTAGTATAATGACAGTGAGTAAAGATGCAAATGGGACTTATCAAATTGGCGTTGGCGTATGGCATCAAGGTCAAAACAACTATTCTGAACCATGTCATATACTAGAAGTTCAATACGGTGAGCAATGCATTGAAGAAGATATAGAGAGAAAAATATAAATGTACAGCGTAAGAGATAAACCCGTGGCCTCTTGGGATTTTGATAAAAAGATTTTTATTAAAAAAAATGTTGTCTCACGTGAAATCTGTGAGGAGATAATTGCTTACGGAGAAAACAATGTACTCAAGGGTGTAAACAAGTATCCAGATGCGTTTAGTATAAGCTTTCATACTTGTTTATTACCTGCTAATCATTACATCAATGATTTGTTACAATCTGCTTGGGAAGAAGCAATAAAATTCTTAGATGTGGATATTGATTTTGTCGAACCCTATGAATTGAAAAGATACAATAAGAATGATTTTTTTGGCAAACACGTTGATAGTTATTATAGTCTATCACATGGATTAGATAGAAAACTAACATTCAGTTTACAACTATCTGATGTCAATACATACGATGCCGGAGAGTTTAACGTCCTCAGCAAAAAATTTAAATTAAGTCAAGGTAGTATCATATGTTTTCCTAGTTATTTTCCACACGATGTAACTAGAATTGCAAATGGGACAAGATGGGCACTAATTGGTTGGGCCTGGGGTAATAATTGGAAATAAAAAATGCGTAAATTATTTTACATGGGTCTCGAACCCTACAAAGCAAGATATACACTACAACTACAAGAATGGAACATTGAAGTATTCAATCGTAGAAAACTCAACTATGTAGTTGTACCCGGTGAAACACTGAGTAGTGATCAAGCTATCGTCACTGGTCAAGTATTAGATGCACATGGACGTTCATACTTTGGTATGAGTCAATTGATGAATCTAGTTAAAATGATGAAAGCAGGAGAAGTTACTAGTGAAGATGTTATCTACTTTGAAGATATGTTTCAACCGGGCTTTGAGAGTCTGCCTTATATTCTTAATCAAGTTAGCGAAGCACATCGCCCTAAGATATTTGTCCGCTGTCTTGCGCAGTCAATCGATCCTGATGACTTTGTTCACGTTTGGGGCATGGCCAAGTGGATGGGTTCCTACGAGAAGATGGTCTGCGAAGCTGTTAGCCAGAGTGGTGGTGCGATCCTCGCAACTAATGAAGAAATGGTCATGAACATGAAGATTGCAGGTTGGGATGTACCAATCTACAATATCAGTGGTCTAGCATTTGGTAAGGATGAGGTTATGTCTCGTGTAGATAAGAATATTCCTTTCCATGATCGAAAACATCGTGTTGTATTCAGTGCTCGTTGGGATCAAGAAAAGCAACCTGACTTCTACATGGATGTTATTGAAGCATGGGCTAAACGTCATCCAAACAACAGTGTAGAATTTGCTGTGTGCAGTGGTGCTAAACTGCGTAGCAATAATGATAGTTACATGAAACGTACACATGACTTAGTAGAACGTGACCTGTTACGTATCTATGAGGATCTAGAAAAGAATGATTACTATGATATTGTTAATAACAGCCGTGTTGTTTTTAATTGTGCTTTACAAGATTGGGTTTCAAACACCGTATCAGAGGCCGATGCTCTTGGATGTAATGTACTGTATCCAGCGTATCGTAGCTTCCCTGAAACTTTTAGTAACGATCCAGAAAGACTATACATCCCGTGGTCTGTAGAAGATGCATTAGATAAACTTGAAAAGTTATTGAAGAAACCACATGCTGATATTGGCAAAATCAGTGATTACAACAATGGAACGATTGATAGAATCGTTGACATTTTACAAGGCAATGGACAGAGTATGTTGAGAATGTCCACTGACTACAGAAAACATACCCGCGAATCTAAATATTAAGGAGAAAATTATGAGCGCACATCAAGATATTGAAACACAATTGGCTGCATACAATTCAGAGAACACTAAGTTTGTAGCAGGTAATGCGGCAGCAGGTACTCGTGCCCGTAAGGCATTGGGTGAACTAGCTAAAGCAGTTAAGGCTCGCCGTAATGAAATTACTGCTGAGAAGGCCGCACGTGCTGAAGAAAAAGCAAAAGCAAAGTAATTTTGCTAAATATAATGTAAGCTACACAACGGTAGCTTACATATCAAAACAAAACCATCACAAAGGAAGGTTATCATGAGTTATAATAAAACAAAAACAGATCCGGAGTTGGGTCAAAAAGTACACGAACATCTAGTCAAAATGGGTGTCGAGACACCTACATTGCCGAACAATTTAGATCGAAAAGATAAGATTGATAGAATTGAAGAACATTTCACTATCATTATGCAATATCTTGGATTAGATTTGTCTGATGACAGTCTTATTGAAACACCAAAGCGTGTTGCTAAAATGTATGTCAATGAAATCTTTTGGGGGCTAGACTATGAAGCATTTCCAAAGTGTACGACTGTCGATAACAAGATGCATTACAACGAAATGGTCGTTGAACGCAACGTTAATGTCCAGAGTAACTGCGAACATCACTTTGTTATTATTGACGGTCTGGCCACTGTTGCTTATGTTCCTAAGCAAAGAGTCCTCGGACTTTCAAAAATTAATCGTATTGTCGAATATTTCTCTAAGCGCCCTCAAATCCAAGAGAGACTTACAGAACAAATCTTCCACACTCTCCAATTTATACTGGAGACTGAAGATGTTGCGGTAATGATTGACGCACAGCACTATTGCGTAAAATCACGCGGCGTAGAAGATACAGGCTCAAGCACTGTTACTTGTCGCTTAGGTGGTGGATTTAAAACTGATCCATCTGCACGACAAGAGTTTTTGCAGATTGCTAACAAGGGTTGCAAATGAATACATTAATCTTTCTAATTGTGATTGGTGTTGCTATATCAATCGTTCGCAGATTACCAGGAAAAGGTTGTTCTGGTGATTGTAATCAAGGTCGTAGACCTTGTAATTGTAGAGGAGAATAACATGGGATTCAGAAAACCAATGGACTATAATAGTGTTAGCCATCAAATTTATATGTCAGGTGTAGAACTATACAGCCCCTACAACGACGGATACGTTCAATTTGAAATCAAGAAAGACTTGTATAAACTCAAGTGGTTGATTGATGCAATGATGAAGGATAGTCCTGAGTTTGGAGGTGAGCAAGAGTTTGTAAACGAACATGAAAAGACTATAATGTGGCGCACACTGACAAAATAAGATTAATGAATAACATGACGAAGGAGGAAGCACGTGCTTTCATTCGTAAGGTTATGGGTCCTTCTAAACGAACGTTAGAGGGACAAGAGAAAGAAAACATATTACTATTGTTCAAACTAATAGAACCAGTCGAAACTACCAACAATCAACGGTCTTTTACAGAAGAATATGTTCATGCAGGTAAAACATATTACGTTCATTACTTTGGCAGTGAAACAGAAGTAGAAGAAGTATTACCAGATGATTTTTAATAAAGTTAAAGAATTAAAAGAGCAAGGTAAAAAAATTGGCATTACATTCAGCCAATTTGATTTGCTTCACGCCGGGCATATTGCTATGCTTGCAGAAGCAAAGAATCATTGTGACTATCTAATTGCAGGAC